GTTTGACGTTTATTTTGACTAATAATTGCAAGGATTACATAGATGATAGAATATGAAATAGTTTCCGTTGATATAGTTAACATGTCAATGCAGGTGAGGTACTTTGCGGGTAGTAACCCTGATTATTTCGTGCGTCTTGCTATTGGCAGCCCAATTAATGAAGAAAACCTGCATTCTCTTGCTCAACAAGCAGCTGCCCGTGCCGAAGCCAACTGGGAACGAGTAGCAGCGGCGCAGCAGGATTTTCAACTTACTACTACTACGGGCGTTGCTAAGTCTACCGTTGTTGAAGACCATCCTGAGTTTGACCCTGATACGCACATGATCGTGGAGCGGTGGGAAGAGACGGAGACCGTCCGCACCCTCAAGTTTGACCTTACTCCGCTAACGCAGGACCAAAAAATAGCTGCTATTCGCGCTAAACGTAACTCTCTCTTAGGAGCCACAGACTTTTACTTAGCCAAAGATAGGCCAGTGTCGGATGAGATGATAAGCTATCGACAGGCGCTGCGGGAACTGCCTGACCAAACTGGCTTTCCCGATAGTATAGCATGGCCCATTAGACCAGCGGATTAGAGTTTATTATGGACAAAGTTAAGTTTTACGCCCTCGTTTGCCGCAACATGAAAGCGGTCACTAGGCACGTTAAGACAATCGCGAAAGAAGACCTTGTGATTGTTATTAACTCCTTAGACGAGGACTTCGTTTCGGACGCGAGTACGTACTGTGCAAAGAACGAAATTGAGTATTATATAACGGCGTCTGATGGGACTCCCTCAAAAGGTAAAAACTCTGTCTTGGATTTATTTGCAGATTCAGAGAACGATTACATGGTGCTTGTAGACGGGGATGATTTTATTACACCGCATGGGTACTGGACGTATAAAGAGTTAGCTAAAAGCCCAAAAGCTCCTGACGTTGTAGCGCTAGAGTACCAATTTGGGATTTACAAAGAGAACGGCTACCATTGGTCGGTTGGCGATTTAGAAACGTGCGCATCTCGTTCTCCCACAATAGGCGTGTCAGACACGCAAGACGCTGATAAAGTGCATGGGTGGGGGAACCGCTGTTTCTACCAAGAGTACCAGTGGTGGCAAGACGCGATAAGTGGAAAGCTGATTACCGAGATTGAAGGGGATGAATTTTCAGCTAAACTTGCGGACGTACACCAGAGATGGGCTGCCCATTGTTACAAGTACATTAGTAACTGGGAAAGTCACTTACGGCTTGTATGGTTCAGTAAAGAAGCAATTAGAAATAACCGGTTCGACTTAGACTTTACCGTTGGCGAAGACACATTATTTTATCTAAAACTAAAGAAGCTAGCTTTGGTAGGTGATGCTGTTATGCGCCACATGTTTGAGCAGTATCCAACTTACGTGTACGATACTCGAGTCGATGGTATTGTGCAGCAAGAGCGACATGCACTCGAAGACCCCGAAGATGAGACGAGCTTAGTGTATGATCTGGGCTGGTATAATTGGTTACATGCACTGGTGGTTGAGTATGACAAATACGAAGAGCAGGGGATTATGGATGAGACCGGAATGCCTCTCCTTAAAGTTAAGACCCACGACAACGAGCATGACGGCGTAGACGACGATACGTACCATATTGTTTGGCCGGAAGGTTATCGGCCCGACACCCGTGGCTTAGTAGGCTACATCCCGAACAAACGAATATATTTATAACAGGCTTTAGGAGAACAATGATGGCTGAACACAATGTAACTTATGAAATAACGGCTACTACCGCCGGCGTTGCCGACGTAACATTTACATGCGGTAACACGGGCCTCACTCACAGCAGGCAAGTTAATGTACACGACCTTGAGACCGACGGTATCGCAGAGCGCCTAACTTCTGTCGCCAAGGGTGTAGAAAACAAAATGGCGCTTGGTGTTATCGCTGAGCCCGCAGATGCAGCAGAAGCCGAAGACGGCGAAGAATAAACTAACTAGGAGACTTACTAATGGCTAAAAACGAAAAGAAAACCATTACTGTAAATGATGTTGTACACAACATTGAAGACTTAGACGATAACCAGATTACAATGGTTAACCACATCCAAGATTTAGACCGCAAGATAGCAAATGCACGATTCAATGTAGACCAACTGTCTGTTGGCCGCGAAGCATTTGTTGACATGTTAGCAGCTAATCTAGCCGGAGAAGTAGGGACGGAAGACTAAAGATGGGCACGGATATGATATGGAGTAGTAGCCTAACGGTATTAATTGGCGTCATTGGTTTTGTTCTCAGGAACTACGTCACTGAGCTCCAGCGTATCCAAATCTTAATCAACCGTACGCGCGAGGAGATGGCGAAAGAGTATGTCACAAAGCAAGAAGTTCATGCTGACATAAACCGCGTCTTAGATCGCCTCGAGCGTTTAGATGAAAAACTAGACCGGATCGTGGAGAAATGATGCAATATACAAAATATAAAATAAGTCTGTGTTGCCTGTTCTACTTTTTAGTAGGGACCGCCGTCGCAGATGATGTTCTTGTTACCGAGAGCACGACGACAAGTACTGTAGAAACCAGTGGAGAAGTTACGACAAATGTTAACTCACCGCCACCTTCTGCTGTAGCCCCTCAGTTTAATGGAGGTGTTAACTCTGACCTGTGTACGGTTGGCGTGGCAGGTGCAGTACAAACTCAAATACTGGGTATATCTATGGGCTCAACTGTCCGAGATATGAACTGTGAGAAACTTAAAAACGCAAAAACCCTATATGACATGGGTATGAAAGTTGCGGCTGTTTCTATCATGTGTGGCGATGAACGAGTGTTCTCAGCCATGATGGACGCAGGAACGCCTTGTCCGTACGACGGGTTGATTGGCTCTGAAGCAAAAGCTGCTTGGGAAGCTGACCCTGATAGACGTCCGGGGCAGGAAGTTGCGGAGGTACTCGATGATGATGCGAAGACCCTTTTGGGCGCTGCCAGCGTTCTTAGTGTTTTGGCCTTCTTACTCTTTTTGTGAGCCATTTACATACGGCACTACAGGCAATGCTGCTGTAGACGGGTTCACGTGGGGGATGGATGCGCTTGTCCCCGACTCCTCAGGGCTGTCAATAAACGGGGTTATATACAGATACACTACTGTTAAAGACCCCGCAGCCCAAATGCTTGTCCATGTCCAAAACGAAAATGCTGACGGTAAAGGCTACATCTTCCGTGAGACAGACGACTGGACAGGCCTCCCCGGAAACTCCATCAACAAAGTTGTCTCTCTAAACAATATCCCTATCTCCCGTTGGGGCAAAGGCTCGATCGCGGTGGAAGGTGAAGGGCAAGTGACAGACCCCTCTGTCGTTTATACATACCAAATTGACGAGTGCTACACTCCACAAGCTAACCCAATATGTCCGGGATATGTTGATCCTACTTCCCTATTAACTGCTCAAGTTGTTGTCGACGCCTACGACCCTATGAAGGACACTGCGGTGACAGATACGCTAGAAGCTACTGACTCTGGGCTGTGGGAAGAAGAGGAGGAAGACGAAAGCATTGAGTCTGAAAAAGAAGAGGCTACTAAAGATACATTTGAGCGAGGGTTAGCTGCAAGTCAGAACGCTTTGACGTTAGCAAATAACTTCTCGCAAGATAGGATGATACGTGCTATTAATGTAAGTGTTAACATGTATACATATTACGCCACATCTATGAACGGAGGTGTATACGAAGAGACCACAGCCTTAAAGGATTCTCAGTTACCTGAAAACCCTCGTGGCCTTCGTAACGGATTGGCACAACAACTGCTTCACGAACAAATGGTCGGCGAGCAGTATAACAACTAAAGATTGGAGACAATGCAATGAAGAAACCTAGTATCTACGCAGCAGCATTATTACTATCGGTATCAGCTTCTGCGGAAGAGGCGGTCATCGAAGGTAATGTTTTATCTAAGTGTATAATTAATACGGACGTAAACGGTGTTTATGGAAACCCATCCCCAGACAAACTAAGTACAGCTACCTCTGACGGCGGTGTTCAATCGGTTATTCGATATGACGTTGCACTGGCGGATTCGTACATTGCCCGTGTCACTACTCCGACTTCGTTCTCAACCAGTCCAGTCCTAAACGACGTGGTATATTGGGACGGCTCCACCTCAGTGGGTGAAGTTTCTGATGCGACGATGTCAGCTTACGATACAAACAAAGTGACCTACGAAGCGACGACCGAGTTTGATCTCACCGTTGCAGGCTCTACGTGGTTCAACGTTACCTCAGTGGCTGAGTATGGCTATAACCGTGCACTTCCGGGCGGAACTTACCGTGCGATTGTACAGGCTGAGTGTATCGCAAAATGAGAAATTTGTGTTTCATAATAGGGATGTTGCTAACAGCAAACTCTCTGGGAGCGCACGAGCTAACGCCGACTTATCCTAAGTTCAAACCATCCTACGTTGGTGGTTTAGCATCTACGGAAATGACGATGTTTAATGCTCGCAAAGATGTAGAGTTTTACCAGTTAGGGGTCTTTGACGCCGAGTGGAACCCTGTACCCTTTGCCTCTTCTGAGAAGCTGTTACACGTCCCTCATGCAACACGATCTACCTTTGACGTTTTTATTCGAGATGAGGACCTGCGACGTGCAGTTTATATTTGCACGCTGTCTAAACTTAGATCAGATATCCCTAGCAACGCTATAATATCGTCTAAGATATGCTCTCGAACTGACGGGACACGTTGATGAAACGGTGGGCTGTACTCGCGCTATGTGTCTCTGCACCCGTAATGGCAGATAGTAACTCGTTGAATTTACAGTTGCCCAGCGGCCCAACAAGCTATCAGTCTGATAAGTTTAGGGCAGGAAACCTTGATTGCTCCAATGCGATTGGTGGCGGTACAAACCTAGAGTTCGGCGTAACAGGTGTCCTGAATAACGTCGGTAACGAGTACGACGACGTGAACAGGGTGCTGAATGAAAGCAAAGACGTTGGCGTCTACGCGCGGATTGTTATCCCTTTGGATAAGCCCAAGCAGCGTATTAACTGTAATACTCTTTATCAACTTGAGTTGCAGCAACGCAGACTAGAGATACGAAAACTTGAGCAGGAGTTAGAAGCACTCCGCCAGTTGAAAACAGATACGAATTTTGAGAACTAACATGGCAGAACGAGACTTAGGTGAAACACTTGATACGATTGAAAGCATTCCTGATAAGCGCGTGCGTCTTTTTGGTCTGCGCTTTTCTATTACTCAACTTGGTCTTCTTCTGGGCGTCGTTAGCTCTGTGGTCGGCACTCTCTACGCTGGATTCCTCATGTATCAGAAAGTGGAATCGGTGGCGAAC